AGATTGACGGCACTGTGATCCAGCGCGGCGATGTTAAGCTGGTGCTGTCAAAACTGACTACCCGTCCGGCAGTGGGCGATACCGTGACGATGGATTCTATTGTCTATCGGATCATGGATGTGTATCCTGTGCGCATGTCCGGCGCTGATGTGGTCTACGTGGTGCAGGGTCGTGTCTGAGATCAACACCAGCGAGTTCATGGCGGCGTTTGATCGTTGGGTTGAGACTACCGAGATCAGCATGAGCGACGCCATAGCAAGCACCGCCATGCAGCTCTATACCGGCATTGTCAAGCGTACGCCTGTCGACACAGGGCGGCTGAAGGGCAACTGGCAAATATCAATCAACAGCGTTGCCGGTGGCGAGAAGAACCGCACTGACGACACACCGCTTGGCCGATATAGCCAGTCCAACGCCAGTGCCGAAGAGTCCAAGGTGAATGGGTTCAACGCTTCGAAGCACGGGTATATTGCGATCCACAACAACCTACCTTACGCGCAGACTGCCGAGTTCGGAGAGTGGGGAGACGGCCCTAAGACTACCGGCGGATATTCGCGCCAAGCCCCGTCCGGCATGGTCCGTGTAACCCTGTCCGAGTTTGAGCGCAAACTGAATCAAGCAGCAAGAGACAATCAGCTATGACCATCGCATCCACCATCATGAACACCTTAAATAGCCGATTGGCGCAACTGGCGTCGCTGCCCGCAACCGCATGGCCTAACGTGCCGTTCAACATCGTCACCGGCACGCCGTGGATTAGGGTTGACCTGCTGCCAGCCGATAGCGCACTGGAGACCATCCAGAACAGCGAGGAGCATTTGGGCGTGTACCAAGTTAGCGTATTTGCACCACTGGATCAGGGCACCGGCGCGGCACTGGTGCAGGCTGATACTATTGCAGATCATTTCGCGGCTGACAGAGACCTGTCGGGCTTGCGCATCCGCTCAATTAGCGTGGGCCAGCCGATGCGGGAAGAGTCTTGGTTGATGGTGCCGGTGTCGATTGAGTACAGGGTGCATCATACGCGCTGATGTTAGGGAGTGATGTTAGGGAGCTGCGCTCCACAAGATAGCCCGCCATTGTGCGGGCTTTTTTGTTATAATAGGTGTCGCGGCTAGGGTAGCTCCTGAACTGTTGGCATTCGCAACCAACTTGCCGCATCCCCACCTAAATTGCGAATTCACTAGCGAGGTGAATATGTCCAGAAATCTGACTCTTGATGAGTTTATAGCCAAGTCACGCGCCGTTCATGGCGACAAGTACGACTACAGCCTTTGCGAATATCGCGGCAATAAAGAGAAGGTGCGTATCATCTGCCCTAAGCATGGCGAATTCACCCCGACGCCGAATAGGCATATGCGTGGAGATGGTTGTCGAGCATGCGGATATGAGAGGCTGTCACAGCAAAACACCAAAACAACCGAACACTTTATCGAGCAGGCGAGAAAGATTCACGGCGACAGATTCGGCTACGACAAAACCGAGTACAGAGGTCGTAGGTTCGGGGTCGTTATAACCTGCAAAACACACGGCGACTTTGAGATGCCTGCCGACTCACACCTAAGCGGCAGAGGGTGCCAGAGATGCGCATTAGAAAGCCGATCATCAATAAGGTCAAAACCCCTTGATGTTTTCCTGACCAAAGCTAGAGCTATGCACGGCGATAGATACACCTATGTCGAGTCAACTTACACCCGGTCAAAGGGTAAGGTCACAATTGTATGTCCGGATCATGGCCTTTTCGACCAAGAAGCTTACGCGCACACCACCGGCAAGAAGTGCCCGCAGTGTGCAATAGAAGACAATGCAAAAGCCAAGATTGCCGACTGGTCGAGAGCGGAATTCCTGGCCCTAGTCGATCGCGTCCATGGCGGCAAGTACAGCTACGACAGAGCTGTTTATCGCGGGTACAAAGAGAAAATAACCGTTACCTGCACGGTGCATGGCGATTTTGAATCGCGGTACTACAACCATGTAAATGGGTGCGGATGCCCACTTTGCGCATTGAGCTATGACCAGCCATTCAAGGTCTACGTACTGCTGGCCGATAACGGTCTGGTCAAGATCGGCGTGGCCAAGTCGATAGAGCGCCGAACAAAAGAGTTGTGCGTAACGACGCCTTTTAATTTCCGTGTCGCTGCTCAGTTTCAGGCTGAGAACTATCCACACGCATTATCCATTGAGCGTGAAGCGCACAATCAACTAGCAAGGTATCGTGCAGGCATGAGCGGCTTTGACGGTGCAACGGAATGGTTTGAGTGCGACGTCGGGGAAGCAATATCAATAGTCAGTGACATCAAAGCCGCTTCATAGCGGCTTTTTTTATTAACTTTCGCTAGGCAATAGATTGAAGCTATCGAAGTGCTATAATTGAGATGTCTGACAGACCTTTAATTCAATCAGAGGATTCTCAAAATGGCTTTCATAGATGCTCAGGGGACAACCATTACCTGCGCTGACGCGCTCGGCGCGCCTCAAACTATCGGACAGGTTCAATCGATTGGTACTTTTGCACCTGGTACTCGTACAGAAAGGGATAGGACCAGTCTCCAGTCAGTAGCCAAAGAATGGGGCTACGGCCTCAAGGACAACGGTGTATTCACTATCACCACGTTCTATGATCCGACCGATGTCGGTCAGGCCGAGCTGTTGTTGCAGGAAGCCGCAACCGAAGCACCGACCCGTGAATGGACTGTGACGTTCAGCAACGGCGAGGTTCACACATTCAACGGCCTGCTGACAGAATCGCCGATTGAAGTCGGTGTTGATACCGATCTGACTCGCACATGGTCTGTCCGCATCACTGGCGCGATCACTCGCACACCTTAACGTCTGGGGCTTAGGCCCCTTTTTACCCTAAAGGAACGACCATGGCACGATTGACGAAAGACCAGATTCTGAAGGCACGCAATGCGAATGGCGGCTCCGTCCATGTTGAGGAGCTGGGCGGCGAAGTTGGCCTGCGCCTGCTGTCCATGCGCGAATCGAACCAATTCGCTCAAGAGTCGGATGGCATGAGCGGTGAAGATGCAACCCTGCTGTATGCCGCCTATCTGATTGCTGACGATGCTGGCAATCGCATGTTTGATGACCACCACGAGTTGGCAGACCTTCCGGCTAAAACGCTGATGCGCATCACTGCCGAGGGCAACAAGCTCAACGGCATCTCGGATGAAGAGATCGAGGCTGAAGCAAAAAACTCCTAGCCGATCCGGTGGCATTGCTGTCGGTCGCACTTGCTGAAAAGCTCAAGATGCTGCCGAGCGAGTTCCGGCAGCGGGCTACCAAGTGGGACATCATACAGCTAACAGCACTGGATCGGACGCGGGATGAAAAGTGGCGGCAGCGCCAAGATATAGAACGGCAAATTGAGAAGTCGCGCACAATGAGCGACGCAGAGAAGGCCGCAAGGCTTTTCGGAGGGTAACGGTATGGCGAACATCGGCAATCTTGTCGTAAAGCTGCAAGCACAGACGGCGGCATTTAAGAAGGGCATGGCCGATGCTCGCCAGTCTGTTACTCGCTTTGCAGATGCAGCCAAGAGGCAGACTGACCGAGTCCGAGCGGTGTTTGGTGCGCTTGGCGGTGTGGTCAAGGCCGCTATGGGCGCACTGGCGGCCTATGGTTTATCGCTTGCGGGCATATCGGTTGCAATAACTCGCTCGGCTACTGCTATCGACCAGCTTGCCAAGCACGCAGACAAGCTAGGCATCGCCGTCAACGAATTGCAATTCCTGAGGTTCGCTGCGGATCAGACCGGCGTGTCTATGCAGAGCCTTGATACAGGCTTGCAGCGAATGACCCGACGGGTTGCTGAAGCGGCTCAAGGGACGGGGGCGGCAAAGAATGCACTTGAAGAGCTTGGTCTGAGCGCATCGCAACTCAATGCAATGTCACCTGACCAACAGTTTCAGGCCATCGCCGGTGCTATGGCGAATATCGGCAATCAGGGCGACAGAGTGCGCCTCGCCATGCAGATATTCGACACGGAGGGTGTGGGGCTTGTTAATACAATGGCTGCGAACCTTGAGGCTCTGCGCTCAGAGTTTGATGAACTTGGCCTATCGCTCACACGATCACAAGCCGCAGCAGTTGAAGCATTTAACGACAGCCGGTCAAAGCTCGCCCAGATATTTGACGGTATCCGAAACCACGTTACTGCGACCGTTGCGCCAGCTTTACAGCTCATGATTGACAAGGTGGTCGACTGGATCAAGCAGATGGGCGGGGCATCTGAAGCAGCAAAGGTTGTGAGCCATTGGGTTCTCAATTTTGTTGACGCTGGTTTACGCGGGTTTGGTCACTTTATAAAAGCCTTGGGAAATATCGAGATAGGCTGGAAAAAAATACAGAAGGCAATTATCGGAGCCGGTGAGTCTGCGGCTGAGGTGCTTAATTTCTTCACTCCTTCGGTATGGGCGCAAAAGTTTGGCGTAAATTTCAGCGACACAGCTGTTCAGTCGTTCGAGAAAAACCTTGAAGGCACGCGCAATATGCTGGATGAGGACATCAAAGCACTCGAACAGCTACAAGGCCAAGGCGGCTGGACTGACGTTGTCAGCCAGCAGATAGAGGAGCTGCGCCAGCGGATTAATGAGAGCCGCTCGGCTGAAGAAACGCTAGCAGACGAGACCAAGAAGGGCGCAGACGAAACCAAGAAGAACACCAAAGCACTTGGCGATCTGGGTAACGCGCTCAAATCAGGCGGCGCTGCCGGTAAAGGCGTTACGGGCACCGACAGCGTACTGAGCGACAAGAAGCTAGAAGGCGGCTTCAAGCAGGCTGATGCATGGGATCAATACATTCGACGGACGCGCACCATTGCTGGCACTACTCAAGCCAGCGCATCTGACCTAGCCGGGTTCAAAAACTACGCCAGTGCGATGATTGCCCGTTACGAAGGCATGGGCGGTTACGACACAGAGAAGATGCGCCAGCAGTATGAGGCCATGGCCGAGCGTATCGCGCAAGGTAGCAAGGAAGGCATGAAAGAAGCCGCCCAAGAATTGACCGGCGGCGACGCCAAGAAGTCTATCGGCACCATCACCATCAAAGTGCAGTCTGACAAAGGCGAAACCGCAGGCGATGTGACCGGCGATACGGCGTTTCTGAGCAAGCTGGCCTCAACCCTTCAATCAGTGAGTACTGCCGTATGAATGATCTCAAGCCGATTAAGAGCCTGGTACAGAAGACCCGCATTGCCATTTGCGAAGAATGCGGCCTGACAAAGCTGCGCCGTTGTCCTGACTGCGGGTGCTTCATGGATGCGAAGACGCGCATCATGGGCGCTCGCTGTCCGCAAGGAAAATGGCAAGCTATGACAAAGCAAAACCTGATAGAATTACACAATGAGCTAGCAGCCGGAGGGGATTAGTAATGGCGTGGAGACTTTACACTGATGCGGCATGCACAACCCCGTTTGGTGGTACGTTGTCGTTTGTTCACAACTCGGATTTTAGCGATAACCCTCAAGATCGGGTGCTGTACTACGCCGATGTAGAGCTGGACCCCGTGGATAACGGCAGCTACCAGATGCGCATGGCAGCAGGCGGCAACATCAACCTGGCGATCACCGACACCAACACTGGCAGCGGCCATGAGGCGTCCGAGATCAAGCTGGCAACCACGGCGGCAGGGCTTGATACCGCCGTTGCAGGCGCTGCGCTGTCGCTTGGCACGGCATTGACCAGTGGCGTATCAGGACGCACAGAGATCCATATCCGCGTGACCAATGCCGTGACCACGGCGGGCGTCAGCGTAGAGCTGGGCATTGCCAAGCCTGAAACCGTCATCGTAGCAACAGGGGCTTAACATGGCGATTGGCTCCCGAGTACCAGGATCGTCAGTTATAGCAGGTCAGTACGGCATTATCAGCGCCGAAGGCCAGCCGGTTGCATTGTCGCAGACCGTGCGCCTAATTGATCCAGCGGCGCAGCTGGTTACACTGAGCCAGTCGGTGCAGCAGATTGACCGTGCGCGACAGTTGGTTATGCTACAACAGCGCGTACTCGGTGCAGGCGTGGCACCCTCTGAGGTGACGCCACCAGCCGCATACGTCACCATCAACGGCGTAGATGTTACCAGCATGACGGCCCGCGATACGGTGCGGATAACGTTCAACGAGGATCAGGCGGCAACGGCTGGCATATTCCTGTTTGTCGAGATGGGTGCAGCGGTCAATATCCCGTCATTCCACGGCAAGTCTATCCGCATCGAGACCCACTCAGACCCGTCCGATATTGAGTCCGAGATCATCCCGCTGTTCACGGGTTGGATTGAGACAGCACGGCACGACCGTGCGCGGGGCGGTATTGATATTCGGGCGACGGATCTACGTGACGAACGATTGGGCCGTGAAGATGGTCAGCAGTTGAAGGCGATCACGGGCGGCTTATACAGCACTGTTACGCAGCGCGAGGACGTATCGGGTCGTGAATACGTCACCGAGCTGATGAAGACCGTTTCCGGTTCATTAGGCTACACCCGAGCGGGTGATCTGCGTTATCACTCTTGGGGCGTTACCGGCAAGCCGGTCGATCTGACGCTGACTGATGCAGATGTTGCGTATGATGATCTGACGACTGAGTTTCAGACTCGGTCCAGTGTGGTCAATTCGGTGACCGTGAATATGCGGTATCGGTGGTCAGCACTGAGGTCGATTTATACTGAAGTGGATGCGTATAAGCCTCGACGGTATGACCCTAACACAAAAGCATCTCTGCCAATTTTAGTCGGTGATTCTGATTTTGATTATCAGGATCCAACATCGACCGCGTCCGGGGATAGCTACGTTTTGAAAAAGGGTATTGATTACCTAGCGTTCAGGCGATCCCATCTTGTTGAACGTGTCAATAGTCTTGGCGATTTCGAAACGCTTTATAGTAAGTTTTACCCTTTAGAGGTAATAGGCAGAGCTGCGGGATCACGTTTTGTCGCAGTGATCGATACGCTCGCGCCATTTAAAGATCTGTGGTGTCAAGGTTTTAGGGCTAAAGCGGTAAGAAATATAGCGCAGCCTGTAACAGAAGAGTATTCATTCACAATCACAGCGCCGCAATCCGTGAGCGCCTATGGTGAAGAAATAGAAGGCTCCGAACTCAGCTTTGCCGCCGAAGTTGAGTACAATCGAAACGATTGGGAGTCGGATTTTATTTATGGGAATTCAAGTGATTTGTCCGAAGACCAGTCATTTGAATCATTTATAGATAGATTGAAAAGCTCGGAAGAGGACAGCAATGATCCGATCGAGCGTCGAGTGGCAAGCGAGCGAGCCAAAGCCGACAGTCGCCGTGCTGATCTGGCTGATGCGTTTAACGCCGCCTACCGCATCGCCAAAAAAGAGATCATTGCCAGCCACCGGAACAACTATGTTGAGGCCAAGCTACACCGTATTCAGCCGGTAGAGATTGGCGATATTGTGCAGCACGATAACAGGATTGTGCAGACTACAGGCCAGTGCGTGGGCGTGGAGTACACCATTGCAGATGGTCAGCGCCAGACCAGCGTTCGCGCCGCCATAAGTTACATGGATACGGCTGTACCGGCACCGGTTGAGAACTGGGCAGTGCCAATCGCGCCAACTTCGCCGGAAGCCGACACCACGCTGCAAACGGTTGTGAGCTACAACACGGACGACAAGGCTTTTGACATCAAGCTGCCTGACATCAGCGAACAGATCACAGACGAATACGCGCCGACTATCGCGCCGTTGTCGTTCGATTTGCCGCTTGAGATCAACAGTATCACGCTGATTAACGGATATTGATATGAGTACACCAAATAAACAATTGATAGCCGCTATCCAGCGTATTGCCGAAGGTAGTCCGCTTTTCACCGAAGTGCGGGGATTGCTTAAAGAGATTCAGCGCCGTGGCGGTATAGAGGGCTTGTCGCTCAAGATCGGTGCAGATGATGAGTCGGGTGGTGATTGCTGCACCGATCAGAACGAGACCGGCGAACCTGTCGAGAAAGAGAGCGCAGACATAACCGGCGACGCGCCGACAGATGTATCGGGCGGCATCGGAGACGACTGGACAGACTGCGAGACCGGCCAGTCTGTTAATTTTTCACCTTGGGGCTTTCCGCAGCCGGAGACGTGTAAGGATTGTTCGCGGCCTGATCCACAGTGGCAATTTGGTTATGTGTGGACCATGATTTCACCGCCTGACGACCCCTGCAATTATTACGCATCATCGCCTACCGGAGCAATGAACAAAGGCTGGCCAGGCGCAGTTGACGGCGTAAACGTAACAGACATACGGGTCGGTGATGTAACAGCGACAGATCAGTCTGGAACGCCAACTAGATACTCTATCGAAGCTTTTTATACAGCACTTGACGTGTGGCAGCATATCGGCTCGGTTGTTAGATTGCCTTGTGATGGCAGTCCGCCGTGCAAAGCTGCATTTTGCACAGAAGAAGCCCCGATCATCGAAGATTGCCAAGATTGGGTGCCAGACAGCACAACCAGCTACACTCTGGCAAACGGATGTATAGTCGCATCGAGTTGCGATCCAGATGCAAGCGAGCAGGCTAAGCAGTGTAATGAGTGCATCAATATCTGCGATTCGGAAGGCAATCAGCGCACAATATGCACAACAGAAAGCGGTGGTTTTAGTGTAACCGACCCGTCAGGACAATTTAACGGCGGCGTCTACAATGCGCAGGGCCAGATGATTTGGCAGATACCCGCAGGATCAACGGAGTTTTAAAACATGGCACGGAAATACTTAAACAACTACGTCACGTTGCTATCATCAGCAATAACCGACACCGACACCACTATGACAGTCGGCACAGCTCCGGCGGCACTTGCGGCTGGTGATTATTACCGGCTGCAACTGTCGCTGCGTAATGCTCAAGGTGTACTGACCAAGCAAGAGTTTGTGGATGTTACGGCTATTACCGGCAACGATCTGACAATCACACGTGCGGCTGAAGGCTCAACTGCGCTTGCATGGGATGCTGGTGCGCGGGTGGAGTTGGTGGAAACAGCTGAAACTTTCAACAATTTTGATCCGTCATCATATCTCACTGAGGAGATAACCCGCTACCGCGAAACTATCGCTACCGCTACAACTACGATAGACCGCGCCGGTGGCGGCATCCAGACGCTAACTCTGACTGCCGACAGCGCACTAACATGGACGCTCAACAACGGCGAGAAAATCCAGCTCTATCTGACACCTGCTGGTTTTAACGTGACGGGCTGGGGCGTGACACACTGGATGACTGCCGTGCCGACACTCGCAACTGAGAATATGATCGTTGTCGAAAAAGTCGGCGGCTCTATATACGCATGGGATGGGGGGGGTCGATAATGTTTGGTGCTGATGCGGTTAGGTGTATGCGCCGTAGCTCTGGCGGCGGTGGGGGTGACTCTGACCCTTATTGGGATAACGTAGTATCGCTCCTGAAATTTGAGGGCGTCGATCAGAGTAAAGATTTTATTGATGCAAAGGGCGTGGTGTGGAATGCGATCGACAATATAAAGATTGATTGGTCCGAATATAAATTTGGATTTTCAAGCTGTTTATCAGACGGATCTAACGATAGATTGGAGAAAACAGCACTACAGCACAATTACGGCACCGATGATTTTACGATAGAGGCGTGGGTAAGACCTATTGGCACAAACGGTATGTTTTTTTCAATAGGTCAATCTTCTTCCGAAATTTTGGTGGGTATGTATTCAGGCAAAATATATTGCAGGTCGAACGGATCATCCGGGACTTTTAGCGGTACGCAAACAATATCATTAAACGAATGGCATCACGTAGCACTTGTTCGAGAGAATAACGGCACATCTTTAAAAGTATATTTAGATGGCGCACTTGAAGCTAGCACGACATACACCCCAGTGTCATTTTCAAATACCCAGCATAAGATTTGCAGCTCACAGGCTTTCGTCCTCTCTTTAAATGGGTGGATTGATGAATACCGAGTTACTGGTGGTGTTGCGCGATACACTGCCAACTTCACCCCGCCAACTGAACCATTCCCCGAGGGTTAATACATGCGCTATAACCCGGAAATAGGGTGCAGAGTAAAATTAACACCACAACACGGGACGCATTATGAACCGCTATAAACACACCGAAACAGGTGAAATCAAAACCCACCAGCAGTGGCAAAACGCGCTCAATTGCAGCTTTCATCCCGACCGGTTGCCGGAGTTTTTGATCGTGCCGCAATATATCGCACCTGAACCAACACTAGAACAACGCCGCGAACGACAGCGGCAGGTACTCAAACAGGATCGCATTGAACGCGTATCCGCACCGATTAATAACGTGCAAGTCGCTACGCCGGAAGACCGCGAAAACGTGGAGTGGGCGGCTAGTAACGTGGAGTCGATAGACTGGATCATGGCGGATAACACTATCCAGACGCTGACGGCGGCTGATTTACAGGCTGTGATCAGTCAGTATCCGCTGCGCAAGATGGATCTGTTTTCCGTGTACGCTGGATTGCTGACGCAGCTCGCTGAATCAGATGAGCCTGAGCTGATCGTCTGGCCCGATAACTGATATAATCTGAGACTATCACAAACGGCTAACTGATAAGGATACGCTATGCCTGACAACATCAAACAGTTTATTGAGTCAGTACCGGCTGGCGTATGGGGGTCTAGTGTTATGGCAGCAGCGCTGTCTGTGTTGCGAATATTAGGCGATGAGCAGTCGAAAAAGTGGCAGCGCCTGGCGATTGAGGTTCCGGCGGCTGGTTGTATTGCCACGGCGGTTGCGCTTAGTCTAGCTGAGTTTGGCGTGGGTCACGGCACCGCTACGCTTGTCGGTGCCATGATCGGCCACCTTGGCACCGACTATGTGCGCGAAACGGCGCGGCGCTTTGTGAGTAAGAGGGTGGATAAATGATGTTTGACACGGCAGTTGAGTTAATCCTGAAGCATGAAGGGGGATGGGTTCAGGACGAAAACGACCCCGGCGGCGAAACGAATTACGGCATAAGCAAGCGTGCTTATCCTGATATCAACATCAAGGAGCTAACCCGCGATGACGCAAAGCAGATATACCGACGCGATTATTGGGATGCAATCCGAGCTGATGAAATGCCAGAGCCGGTGGCTGTCGCAGTGTTTGACATGGCCGTTAACGCTGGTGTGCGCACAGCAATCCGCCTACTACAGCGCGTTGTGCGCGTCACAGATGACGGCATTATCGGGCCGGTCACGCTCGCAGCGGTCAACAGCGCTAAGCCCGATGAGATCGCTGTACGCTATGCTGCCGAAAGGCTGATGCACTATGCGGCTATACCAGGCTGGCAGCGCTACGGGCGGGGCTGGGCGCGGCGTGTGATTGAAACGACACTGGAGGGTTTGAAATGAAAACACTAATCACCGCATGTGTGATGGCCGTCACACTTCAGGGCTGTACCGTGCTTGACGCAGCCGACTACGCTGTTAGCCGATACTGCTCGGTCCCGAATCCGGCACGGCTCGCCAACCGTGAAGCTGTCGCGCTCGCTGTAGCGCCAAACCGCATCGAAATTGAGTGCGCAAAAGATGCCGTTTCTCAATAAGATGGTGGCAACGCCTACGACCGGCAAGATGTGGCGACTGGTTGAGCCGCTTCGGTATCAGACCAACGGCGGGCGGATTGTCGAGATTCCGGCGGGGTTTGAATGCGATCTGGCGTCAATACCAGGTCCGGCCCGTTGGCTGTTTCCTGTCAACGGCGACTGGACAGAGGCAGCAGTAGTGCATGACTGGCTATATGATCAGCGGATAAGGGAGCGCAAGGAGGCTGATCAGATATTCCTGAAGGCCATGGAGGAGTTGGGCGTTAGCTGGTGGCGGCGGCATGTAATGTATGCAGCGGTGCGAGTTGGCGGCTGGTTGTACTGGTAAAAAAGCCCCTTAACGGGGCTGTCGAAGATCACAAAACCTTGGACCGGTTTTATGATTAGCTGGTTCCTGACTCCAGCCTGATACGCTCCGTCGGGAGCGTATGGAGCTGTAGCCTAGAGCTTGCAGGCACCACCGGCGCAGTCGTTGAGGTCGATGGATTCTAGCTCTTTGGCTTCACGCAATACGCCAGCGAGACGCTCAATCAGCACGTAATCCTCTGAGTGCTCATCCAGTGCTTGCAGCACTTCGTTCAGCTCATCAATATCCAGTTCAACCTGCATCTCGCACCTCCGCAATATCATCCTCCGCCAGCGCATTGCCGCGCATGTCGGCGTAGTCAATATGTGTCTCGTAGTATCGGCGCACACCCTCGATAATGCGGCCATCGGTCAGGTAGATTGTGACTCGTTCGGTGTTCATAGCATCCGCTCCGTTTCAGTTTCGGCAGGTTCTTCCCACATGTCGTCTTGCTCGCTAGTACGGCGGTGCAGGTCGCGCATGGTGTCCGCGATTCGGTTATCCAGATATTCCTCGGTCATAATAGCGTCGAACTCTTCGCGCCATTGCATCAGCTTAACTGTGTCCATTATTCTGACTCCTGTTCTGGTGGTGGCGGTAGCGGCATCCAGTGAGTGACTTTTGTATCGCTACCCAGACGTACCCACTCGTTAAACCATACGTGCCATGCACCGTCATGGTAGCTAGCTATTTCTATCTGATATTCGATATACGCAAGGACAGCTATGCTGTTTTTATACGGAGACGATTCAATCTCCGGCATCCTATCCTTGGTGCTGATCCACTCGCTCACTTCATCGCCTCCTCACTATGCACCCGCGCCATGACGCGCAGGGTGTCGTCTGTAATGCACGCGTGGTGCTTCATGTCGTCCAATGCTCTGGCGATAACATTCACCAACAGCGCATTGTCGTTCCGCTCAGCCGTCAACGCAGCCTGGTACTCACGCAGCGCCTGCTGTTGTTCTTCGACGATCCGCTTATTGCCCTTAACCGGGGTTAGCATTTTGTCCTCCTTGCCGTGTATTCGCAGACCGCCACAAAAACAGCGGGGCGGTCTCGGTGCCAGTTAGCCAGCGTCTGTACTGAGACGCCGACCGCTTCTGAGACGGCGGCTAGGCTTTTGCAGCCTAGCACCTTGGCTTGTTCGGATGGCTTCATTGTGCTGCCCAATTTGCTGCGCAGCGCTCAGCGTCCGCTTTGCTGCGGGAGACGTACTCACATTCTGTGCCGGTATCTGTCACCCCAGACACGACCCATTTTTCAAACTTAAACGGGCCACAAATGGGTTCAAAAAACTGTTCCAGGTTGTAGGCTTCAACGGCTTCATAAGTCACTTTGTGGTTTATAGTTACGTTGTTCATGTCGTTTGCTCCGTTCGTTGTGTCTTGCTGTTGAGTTAATAATAGCAAACTATTTGATCAGTGCAAACAAAAAACAAAAATATTTTTATCTTTTTAGGGATAGCACCAACCAATCACACTATTGCTATCGATCATATGGCCGGTCGTGACGCACCGGTACTGCGTCCGTGCGCGACGTGATTCCAGCCACTGATCCCGCTGGATCTTCCAGATCGTGCCGTCGTCAACGGCGATCAGCACTGGCACGTCAACCGGTGGCAAGTCGGTGTTCCAGTGCATGAGGCGCATGTCTTGTAGGTTCATCGAGTTCTCCCTGATGTTATATCGCATACAGTGCATACCTTTTCGCCCATCACCGTTGCGATCTCGTTCACGGTAAAACCGGCATCGTACAGTGCGCCGATCATTGCAGCCTTGACGTTAGATATCTTGGCGTTCCAGTGGTGCTCACCGTGCAGCCTGCCGTTAAGTTTGAGCAGCTTTACACGGTGGTGTACCCCGCTCTTTGTCCGCCCGAGTATCATCGCGATCTCTTCGGCTGTCTTGACTCCTGCCAGCTTGCGCAACTGGGCATCTTCGACAGGCGTCCAGAATCGCCTGCTCATCCTAGCCTCTCCTGATAGTCTTCACAACGGCGCTTCCATCCAAAGTCGCCGTGATGGTTATCTTTGCGCGGCGCGTAGAATCGTGGTCTATGGCCTTTCTGGCAGTGCATATGCACCTTGCCAGCGTTGTCGTTCCAGTGCGCAGCATATGCGCACTGGTCACAGTTGCGGGTTACAGCAGCCATTCGTCGCCGCTCCAATCCGGCGCTTGATAGCTGACCGACTTCAACAGCTTGCCGCGCGGGTAGTCTGGATGGTCGCACGCAGACCGGCAGGCGTACAGGCCGTCTGAGACTTCGGTGAACTCAACGGTAACGCCGAGGTCGTTGTATTTCAGGGTGGTTGCATCCAGCTCTTGTAGGGTACAGAGCTTAGACATATTCGACCGGTGGACGATTTCGAAGGCGGCGTCAAGGTTGATGCCAGCCCAGTACGCAGACTCCATGATATGACCAATGCGATGCCTGTATTCGGCATCGCTCGTCAGGCCGTCAGCGCGTTTGCCTGCAACAACAACCACGCTATCAGCCAGGGCATCCGCAAGCTCTGCCAGCTCCTCACGGATCAACTTGTCATGCAGCTCCTTTGGCTGGCCGTTGATGCCGGTCAGGTTGCGGAATTCTTTTACTTTTTCTAAGTAGTTCATGCTCTAACTCCGAATGGGTTTTTTGATACGGCTTTACTGTCGCCGACTTTTTTCCACGCTGGTGATTCATGCCCACGGCTGCCGACAAACGGCAGGGTTTCGATATTATCCAGCAGCTCACGATCCGGCAAATCGCGGAATCGCGTCAGTATGATGTAATAGGATGGATCGCCAGACCTGACGCTTGGTTTATCAAGCTCTGATTGCAGCACTCGCTTTATCGCCTTTATACGGTAGTGCCTCTGGGCATCTTGCTGCATGAGCCGGTCAGTCATTGCGGTTACGTATCGGTTCAGGTCTGGCTGCATGAGCATTTCCAGACCGGCAATTGTCATTGCGTTTGTGACTGTTGCCACTGCTCGGTTTGTTGCGTTTGACATACTCAATCGTCCGTTTGTTGTTCTGGTGGAGCCAGCGCCGGAACGCTGGCGGGTGGCGATCTAAATCCATGTTGGCAATAGCATTTCCTGATCGGCGTTGTAGTCTGTCTTTTCCAGTTTTGCGCCGAATATCTCTTGCTTCATCAAGTCAACCATATGGGCCATCATGCTGGCACTAAGCTCCTCATGCTGGGCATCTTTGCGCCGTATGTTTTCGACAACCGCGCCTTCTATGTCGGCACTGATAACGTGACAATGAACTGTTCTGCTTTGTCCGAATCGCCATTGGCGACGGATAGCCTGATAGTACGACTCCCAGCTGTCTGACAAGCCGACAAATACACAATGGCGGCTCGACTGCCAGTTCATTCCGAACCCGGCGATCTTTGGTTTGGTAACCAAGCACTTTATCCCGCCGTCTGCGAAGTCAAGCATGGCCGATGTCTTGTGTTCCGGCTTGTCTGCGCCTTTCACTTCGACAGCGCCATCTATCAGATCCGTCAGCATGGCTGATTCATCATTCAGGTGACACCATACAACGGCTGGTTCATCAAGCGCATTTACGATCTCAGCGGCTTTTCGGCATCGATCTTCAACGGTACTCCTTCGCGCCTTATTGCGCTCAGAAAGGCTCTGAGCAGGCTCCACAAAAAGCTGACCATTGTCAGGCTCTGTTTGTATCGTGTACTGATTGTATTCAACCGGCGGCAGGTCATAGCCTTCAGTATCAAAACCAATATCCGCAGGTGTGCGCATGAACACGCACCATGTCGATAACCACTTCCAGAATTTGGCTTTGCCGTGGTGCTTTAGTCGCCAGTCGCCGGTTCCCCCGGACGTATCGTGGATGAAAAACATCGCCAGCATTTCTAGTTGCGACATAATGCCCAAGAACTCTGATTGCGTTCCCAGCTCCATAAAGTCGTTTGGACTTGGTGTTGCCGTGCAGCTCAGCCGATACGGTGTTGCGCTGAAAAAATCCGTTATCATCTTGCGCATACGACCATCCATGCCTTTCAATATGCTGGACTCATCAAGGATTACGCCTGACCACATATCCGGGCTGAAATGCTTCAGTTTTTCATAATTGGTTATGTAAATTCCAGGCGCGTCAACTTCGGATTCGTCGGCAACAAATCTCGCAGACAATCCGAATTTTGACGCCTCGCGCTCGGTCTGATGTGCAACAGCGAGCGGGGCCAGTAGTAGAACGTATCCGTCAGTGTGGCGCTGAACCTGATCGCCCCAAGTTAGCTGGGTGATCGTTTTGCCAAGCCCGGTGTCCATGAAAACCCCAGCACGGCCACGCTTACATGCCCACGATACAACAGCAGACTGATGCGGGAATATGGCGTCAGGGTATGCCGATACGCTTGGCTCAAATCCACAGTTAATGCTTTCGTATTCGCGGGTTGCGATATAGTCGTTGTAATCCATTATTCACCCCCCGAACATGTCATATTGGCCTTTTGTCGCCTGCTCAAGATTTCGGCAGGCAAGGTCAAAATAACTCGCTTTCAGCTCAGCGCCGATAAACTTCCGTCCCATCTTGACGGCCATATATCCTTCTGACCCTATACCCATAAAAGGTGACCATACGGTATCGCCCGGCATTGACCAGAGCTGCAAGCATCGCTCGATAACATCGAGCTGAAGAGGACAGATATGGCGCTCATCATCGCTATCACGCCCTTCTCGGTAGTTGAGCGTATCGGTCTGGTTAATATCCATCCATACGGGGCTTGCGTATCGCTGCCAAATGTCTATCACGCTGGCATTGTCGTTTGCTGGCACCCATGCTGTGCGGTTGTCGTCGTATTCGACTGGCTTATAATGCGGCGGCACGTTGTCGCCAACATAGTGATCCAGTGCGCCACTGATAGGCGTGTCGTTTTCGCCCAGTTTTCGCATGACAACGATATAATCAGGGATACCCTGGCGGCTCATACTGGAGTCTTTGCATATGGTTTTATGCAGCAGCCCAAGCGCCTTAGTGCGCTGCATGGCAACAACTGGATCCTTCCAGATGCAAATCTCGCTATGGAATACAAATCCGGCGTCTTGGTATGCACGGATGATTTCGCCACGGAAGTCTCGGATACCGATATAGCCGTGATTCTGCTTGCTGGTTGGCAGGTTCATGCAATGAATCGCAACCAGTCGGCCCGGTTTCATGACGCGGTGCTGTTCGCGGATCAGGAACTGGTAATGCTGCCAAAAGTCATCACTGCTTCGGGCGTTACCCATATCGCGGTCGCTGTTCGAGTAGGTGAACAACGTCTCGAATGGCGGCGAAAAAACAGAGAATCCGACGGAGTTATCCGGCAGTCCTTGCGCTACTTCTACCGTGTCGGCATGGTAGATACTGTACTGTTCTTCGTGTTTCTGGTTAATTACTTTCATTCTTCCGGCTCCAGCTTCTCAATCATCTTGTCCAAATACCAACGCGCCTTCTTGATGTCCTCCAGCTGGTTTTTCTCCCAACAGCGCAGCAGGTATTCAATGGCGCGATCCCAATCGCTGTAGAGGTCATGCGGCAGTTGCAGGGCTTGCGCCTTGGCCGCAAGGTCTTGGCGTAGGTCGTACACTTCGTAGCCGTCGCGCAATTGATAGTGCGGCGGGCTGTTGACCATGTCGGTGGCGTCAACGGAATGGTCTACCATTTTCCCGGCGTCGGCATTATGGTCGCTCAGCATGATGCGCTGAATATCTCGAACCCAGGGCGTTTCACTCTCCAGCCAATGCTTGCCATCGGGATGCTGGAACCACCATCCGTTTGTATCCAGTTTGTACCAACCGGGCTGGCTGTACTTTCCACCCTCGCACCAATGTGTCGCGCCTTCCGGCACCTCATTCGGTTGCTTCATACCCAAACCCTCCCAAGCCAGTAGCGCGACAGCGCGCCAGCCATACCGCCGTCGTATTTGTCGGTCGTTTTGTTGTCTGCCATGTCGCCAGGTGCGTGACCGATAACGCTCAGCGCCTCGTGTATCGTGTAGATGTTGCAGTGGTAGCGCCGGGCCAGGCTCGACAGGTTGAGATTGCGAACGGTGCGGTCGGACTGCATATCCGATACGATTTTGCGGATCAGCTCCTGCTTGGCCGCTTCGCGCTGCTTGCGGACGATCCTGTTCCGGCGCTCTGCCAGTTCAACGCCGAGCTTTTCGGCCAGCGCGTAGATGCGGTGCTCAGGGACGCCGGTTTCGCGCGACATGTCACGAACCGGCTTGAGACCGTGCAGGATTTCATGCGTTAGCATTTCCAGGTGTTGGGCCATCAATGCGTCGTTGTGTTGGCGGCGGACGTGCGGCTTACCGTGACTATGCTTGCTCATCAAGTACGCCCTCCGCTTTCAGATACTCGGCCATGTTCTCACGGCGCTCGGTCAAAATTCGCTCCATGGCGGCAAATACCAGACCGGCTTCGTCGCGGTTGAGGTGCTTGATCGCTGTCTCAATACCCTGCCCTGAGTTCAGCGCGTGGATAGCGCCATCCATGCGGTCTATGGCGTTGATGGTGGTTCTGAGTTGGTGGAGGTTCATAGCTTATGCTCCTCGGGCCTTTGCCAAGACCGTGCGACCAACTTCCGCTGCGTTACGTCCTATCAGTGTATCGTTTGCTGTCTTTTCAAGCGCTTCTACACTAACTCTTAACGCCTCATACAACTCAGGCGCTGAGGCGATTAAATGGCCTTCACAAACTCGCCGACAATGTCCCGCGAAGTCAATATTTGTCGCACTCGTTACAATAGTTATCGGTGAGCTAGGACCTTTTACCGTAATCATGCCTGGGTAGCGATCATGATCAACCGCAATCCACGGACCCGGCGTCCATTTCGTTTCGTTACTCATAGCTTATGCTCCCTGATCCATTCGATAACCTCATCCTGGTCAAACCGGACCGGCGCGTTATCGCCTTCGCCTAGCTTGATGGTGCGGGGGAAGCTGTCATCCTCTTTGACCAGCTTGTAAATCTTTGATCGGCTGAATCCGAGCATATGCCCGACTTCGGTTACGGTTATCAGTTTCATTCACAGCTCCTTACATGCGTTTCACAGTTAATGCCAGTGCGGGCTTCGACATAATCCATGTGGGCAACAAGGCCATACATGACCAGTGCGATAATGGCGAGACCGGCGAAGGCGAGGCGGTTCATGGTTTTGTCAGTCATTTTGCTTCCTCCTGTGCGGCGGCGATCATGGCTTTATAGATGTGCTCAAGCGGGAATGAGTCACCATCTGCTCTGAATCCTGAATTAATCATTGAATCTGTCGGCTCAACCGGCACCAGCGCGTAACCTTCAGGAGCGTGGCGGGTGTTCCATGACTCCATGGCAAGATCCCAGCTGATATGGCTGCCTGCGGAACTGCGCTTTAAAGGGCCTAACGCTCCGCAACCATCGCATCGGACGGTGTAGCACTCCGACTCGTGGCGGAACGCCTGCACTTCAACATTGGCAGACCCACAAAACGGGCAGGGTTTCAATTTTTCACTCATTGCTCATCACCTCCTCAAGCTCTACAGCGGCTTTTAGCGCGGCGCTGGCAAGCTGGCGCAGGATGGCCGGGCTGGCTCGCATGATGTTGACCTCAGAATCACCAGACGTGATCGTTATGGCAGCGAACGGTTCGCAGTTTTCAGTCTTGCGAAAAACGCTGTAGCTAATGCTGTCAGGGCGGTGAATGCTGGTAGTGGATGCCATGGTGTTTTCCTCTCTGTTTGTTGTCTCTGTGTGTGCATAGTAGTTCATATCTGTTTTTTCTGTCAACAAGAAAAAGCCCTCATTTTGAGGGCTTGCGTGCTATGTCCTTATCGCTGTACCGCTGTTTTGCATCCGACCAGGTTGCCAAAACTTGCCGCTGGACGTCAGCACGGATCTTCGGCGGTAGCGTTTCAAGCGCCGCACGGCGCTCGTCTTTGGTTCTCAGTGTTAGGATGTACTCAGCCTCTAGGGTTACCATCATTCCGATGATCAGCGACACCTCTGGCTCTATCGTTTCGGATTCGGCGTCGTGGATGATGTATTGGGCTAGTTGGTTTATGGGGGTCATAGCCAGTCCTCCAAGGCTTGCATGGCGCCTTCCCACCCCAGGGCGACACACACAAAACAACCTTGCCGCTTTGCCTCTTCGAGATACTCCACCTGGCCGGACTCCCATTTGCTCCTTGTGTGGTCTCTTCGCTTTAGCTCGCACACAAAAGAAGGGCATCCCGGTATGATGATGTCAGACGCGCCCGGCGTCATCCCCTCAACTTTATGTCGTGCCGCTTGCTGATAGCTGCGTTTGCCTTCGTTGCGCGGATGAATGGCAACTTTTCGCAGATTGGGGTATCGGCGTTCAAGCTCAGCAAAAAACGTGATCTGTTCTGCGCTCTCTACCGGACATTCACCCCGGTACGATATGTCGCCATAGACGGGTATATCAGGATGGAATTTCATCAGCTGGCCTATTATGTGCAATGACTTTGTAGAATGTACTTCCGCGTTCGCGGTGGCACGTTATGGTTTTTGGTGGCTGCCCTCTTTCGAGGTAGCGCATGAATGTGGCGGCGTCCGGAGCGACATGGCCAGCAAAAACAGCCTGATTTAGAGATCGCCATGCGTGGCGGGCTTGCGGGTGATTGCTTTGCGGAACGTACCAGATCTTAAAGGTGCGATATGGCGTAGTGTACTCGCAGACAATGGTTTCCTTGCCGCTCTGGCTGGTGCTAGGCATGGCTGACCATCTGAGTATCTTATCGGTACTAATGCTGTACGGGTCTCGTTTAACGCGCTGGAACTCCTGGCGGAGCTTCTCGTTCGGGTCTACCAGCTCGTGTTTGCACTCCTCGCAGAACCGCGCAGCTATGTCGTTTTTATGGTCGCATTCGGGGCACTCTTTGTACGTCCATCGGTACTCGCAACGCTCAAAAACTCCCTTGTGGAATAACGAAGGAACCTGCCCGGTACATCGCCGCCCAAAATGAGCTGGCATTGGCCCATGCGGCGTGGCTATTTCGTTGCCAGCGAGATCCAGAAAATACCCAGATTGGCTGATCTGGAACCCGTCCTTGTTTGGTCGTGCGCCGAACTCATTCTCAAAACCGCAATCGGGGCATTCAACAAACAACAGTTCGCCGCCAGATTTCGATCCCTTCACTCTTATCTCTGGCGTGAAAAGATCATCATGAAGGTTATGGCGCTCGATATTCTCGGCGTAGTCCAGCACCAGGCAATCTGCCTTGCCATCGCTCAGGCGCAGGCCACGGCCAATAATCTGTTGCAGAAGGCCCGGCGACTCAGTCGCGCGCATGATGGCAATCAGGTCAACATGCGGCGCATCGAATCCGGTTGTCAATGTGCCGACAGATACCAGGTACTTGAATTTGCGCGCTTTGAAGTCGGCAATCAGTGCTTCACGCTCGATGCGCTTCATGTTTATGTCACCACCGAGCATGCGGCTGATGCCGACCGGCAACGACTCCATGATCTCTTTTGCATGATCTACTGTGGCAGCAAATATCATCACACCCTGCCGCCCGACAGAATGCCCAACGACATCAGCAACGATCTGCGCGGTTAGTCGGCCACGGCCCTCGAACACTCGCTCGACATCAGCGGCCTTGAATTTGCCGTTGCTGCCGACTTGCAGATTACCAGCCGCGTACTGCGCTGCAATATCTGGATCAGCATGAGCTTCGGTCAAGTAGCCCATATCGATCAGCTGTCTCGTCTGGATGCGGTATAGCAGGGTGTTGAAATACGGGTCGCGCGCCTGATCTTCGGGAACAAACGAGCCGTCTGTATCGTACTGGTAGATGAATCCGGTTGTTGTCCTGTATGGGGTCGCAGTCAACCCTATGACGCGCAGGTTTTTGTTTCGCGCGCGTATCGCATCAATGATGGCAACGATAGTCGGCGTTATGCCGTGCGCCTCATCAAGAATGACAGCGCCAAACATATCACCGAACCGAGACAGGCTGTTCTTAACCGTCTGGGGCGTTCCGTAAACGACGTTATGGCGCATGCACTTACCGCCAGCCGATGCGCTGAAAATGCTCGCAGGGTTGCCCGTTGCAAGGTACTTGGAGGCGTTCTGTTCAGTCAGCTCTTTGCTTGGTTGTAGGCATAAAACCTTTTTGCCGCTGTGGTCGTAAATCCATCTGGCGATTTCGGCAACGATGATCGACTTCCCTGCTCCAGTAGCCAATTCGAGTAGGCCCGGCATAATGGAGCTCCGCATCCATTCGGTTGCGGCCTCCACTGCTTCGGCCTGGTATGGCCTCAATTGCATCAGCTAAACCTCCAATACTCCGAAGACTTAGCGCGGTATGGCTCAAGATCAAGCCCCTTCAGTTCGGGGATTTTGCCGTATTGCACACTCCCTTTCCGCTCAACCTTCGTCAGCTTGCGGCCAAACATGACGGCGTTTCGCTCTTTTGCCGCCTCAACCAGTTCCGCCATGATCTCTTTTTTGCGCGCGGTTGCGTCATCGATAGCGGCGCACACCTCGTCATACTCATCGATCAGCGACTTGACGCCGAGCGTGTTGATCTCGACTTCTTTTTCTTCGAGATGGGTTGGGTTGTCCATCTCTGACAAATACCGATCATAGAATGCGCGCAGCGTCGGCAGCGCATCATTAAACCAGTCCGGATCAAAATAGATGCGCTCAATCTGCGTGCCGCGTTTTGTCCACTGGAAAAAGTCGCACCAGCTTCGGCCAGTGCATGCCATTTCGATCTGCATCTGGGCGTAGTAGTGTGGCTGCTCTTCGGCGGTTTTGAATACCAAGTCTGCGCCTGTCTTGTTGCGCAAGCCGAAAGGGCATTTGATCTCAATGAGTCCGTCGTCGCCAACCAATCCGTCAGGGCTTGCGCCCAACCATTCGTGATTGGGATGTACGTAAAACCCGCACTCTTCGACAAAATTGCCGGTCTCGCTCTGGTACTCCATCTGCGCTAACGGTTCATGCAGCTGGCCATATTCTGTGGCAACGTTGCCATTAAACTCAGTCGGTGCGCCGTGATATTCACGCACCATTGAGCGGATAAGGTCATCCGGTGTTTTCCAAGGGTTAACGCCAAGTGCTGCGCCGATGTTCGAGCCGGTCAGTTTGTGGCGTCGTGCTTCAAACCATTCTGTGGATCGTTGTTCCATATTTCACCTCATTGGGCATAAAAGGCGGCATGAAGCCGCCTTGTTTTCGTCAAATAACCATGTTGTGCATGTGCTGACGGAACGGCACATCATCATCGAAGTTCATACCGCCCGTTGTATCTGCCTGCTGTACCGGCTGCTGCACCGGCGCTGGTGGAGCATTCTTGACCGGTGCTACTGCGCCGATCCAGTTTCCGGACTTCTCTTCCCCGTCGCGTTTCATCTTCCAGACCATGACCTTGATGGCCATGACCTTACCAACAAGGCAACTCATCAGATCGGTGTCAGACGGCTCACCTGTGATCTTCATCAGCTTGCCTCCGGCGTTCGCGTCAATCGCCGCCAGCATGCGCTTGGCCTTATCGGCTGTTGCGCGCGGGTCTTTGTCGTTAGCCATGCCGAAGACCTTTACCTTCTGATAGATCACCCGGTTGCCGTATTGATCTGGCTTAATGACTTTCCATTTCAACGAGATATAGCGGTCTCCCTCATACTCGTCCCACTTCGCCTCTTCGATGGCGCTGATACAGCCGGTTCCATTGGGGATCGGCTCAAGGTCGCCGCCACCCATCTCGAACTGGCCTGAATTGTCGATCTGCTGTCCGTCGTTAAGATCCCAAAAGCTCATTGTTATGCCTCCTCAGGCTGTGTTGTTGCTGCATTGAAGAACGGAATCATCTCAAGGATGGGGTTTGTCTCTTTCGGCACGTCGATTTCTTCCGGCATGCTGTAGCGGTTTTTCGCGTCAACATAACCGATAGTGCCGTCAGAGCTGGTTATCAAGACACGCTCACCGGTATTGGTAACGCGACCGTATTTCGTGGTCTGCCCCTTGCGGTTCTCCTCGTGCCCCATTACAAAATCACGGGACTTGAGGTAAAACACTGCATCGCTGCTGCCGATGTAAATCTGGCGGGCCTTTTCCGGCATGTCGATACTGTAGGCAGTATACTCTCCGGCCTCTGGGCGGTTTTTCATTTTTACGATGCCGGTGTGAGCCAGGAAGACTACTGCAATTCCTTTGCGGCGCAGGTGTTCGCAAGCATTGCGAATCTTAACGTGCATTCCGGCTGCCACCAGAAAGCCCTTGTGGAATCCTCCGGCCGCTTCGCCGATATTGTTTGCGCCGTTGGGGTCGAACTCGACAACCTCACCCTCAAACAGGGTATTCATAGCGGTAATGGTATCGACCACAACGGTTTTGAACGGGTGCTCTTCTGTTGCCAGTTCGCGCAACTGAGCGAGGAGGATTTCAGACGGTTTAACCTGGCGCTTGGCGTTAGCCGCCGGCAGCTCAGGCATGAATGCAGGCTGGCGATCCTCCGCCCAAGTTTCAAAAACAGTGCTGGCGTTTTCTGCCTGCACAAAAATAGGATTCGGAAACAGTGCGGCCAGTGTTGATTTGCCTACGCCGGGAAACCCGACAATGGTGATGACTGGTGCCTGTGGTATGGCCTTTTTGACTTGCTGTAAATAGCTCATTGGTTAGCTCCGCATTGGGCGTTTGTTGTTGCTACGGTTGTCATCCTATGGCCTAAAATGTATGATGTCAACACTGCAATGAAAATTATCTACAGCGAGGCGTAAATTATGTTAACCCTGGAACAGATTAAAACGGCGCTGGCTGACCGTCGCCTGACAGTAGTGGCTGAGTCCACCGGACTGCACTACAACACGCTGCGCGACATCAGAGATAACCCGGACTGCAATCCGAGCTACCGCACATTGAAAGCTGTTTCCGACTACCTGGAAGGGGTTAGCCAATGAACGTCTGGGACTATTGGGAAGAAGGGTTCAAAGTTTTCGGCCTACATGGAGCCGATGATGGCGGGCTATGCAAATGCGGCAATCCAGAATGCAAAGCGCCGTTCAAACATCCGGTAATCAGCAACTGGCAAAACGTGCCAGACTGGTCGGAAGAGCAGATGCAGACGTTTGAGCAGATGGGCCACTTCGATACCGGATTTGGCGTGATCTGCACCGGGTGGCTCATCATCGATGTGGATGCGCGTAACGGCGGGGTAGAGTCGTTCCGTAAACTGGTCGCCGATATGCCGGAGGCTGGTGAAGCCGCATTTGTGGTCAATACAGGATCAGGAAACGGGAGCCAGCATCATTATTTTAGGCTGACCGAACCGGTCGCATTGCTTCAGCAGCATATCAAATACCCCGGCATCGATTTCAAGGCGTCAGGCTACGTCGTGGGGTGCGGATCGATGCACTCTAGCGGGTTGCCGTATGAGGTCGAGCGAGGTGCGCCAGGCAAAATAAAACCAGCGCCTGACAGGCTGCTGTCGCTGCTGCGCAAGCCGGACCATTACCGCGTCCAGTTCGAAGGCGCGGATATGGATATCACGGATGAGTACTTGGAAAAGATTGTGCATTCGATCAGCAATGATGGCCGGGATTATGAAAAGTTTATCCGCGTGGGTATGGGCATCCATCATGCCAGCGGGGGCACGCGGGAGGATCTCTGGCACGCATGGGCTGAAAAGGCGGATTGCTACGACCCGGCAGGCATGGACAAGAAGTGGCACAGCTTCGGCAAGGGGTCCAGCCTAGCAACCTTCGGCACGCTGATGCACTACGCACACGAATCCGGCTACTGTGACGATGTGACGTTTGTCTATGATGGCCCTGACCTTGATGACGCCGACCCGCTCAACACTGCTGATATTGACCTAAAACGCCCACCAGGCTTTGCGGGCGAGCTTACCGACTGGATCAACGGCCAATGCCTGTATCCGCGCGAAAACCTCGCCGTGGCTGCCGCACTGTGCGCCATATCAGGCTTGGCAGGGATGCGGTTCTATGATGAGACGGATGACATTGCGCCGAACATCATTGCGTTTTGCGTCGCTGGCTCCGGCACAGGTAAAGAGTCTGTACAGCAGGCATACCTGAAGATCATGAAAGCTGCCATGATCCAAGCGGCGGTTCATGGTGGCTTCAAATCCGAGCAGGAGCTGATGCGCAACCTTGTCCGCCACCAGGCGGCATACTACGCCGTGGACGAGTTTGGCTTGACGCTACGCAAGCTGGAGAATGCCGGGAAGCGCGGCGGTGCTGCGTACCTTGAAGGTATAGTGGCGCTCATCATGTCGGTGTTTTCAAAGGCCAACGGGTATCTGCCAATTACCGGAGACCTGAAAGAACAGATTAAGGCCGACATGGTGAAGGAGCTATCAAAGGCCACAAATGCACTTGAGAACCTGCCGCAGGACTCAGAATCAAAAGGCAAGGCCGAACAACTCGAAAAAACCATTGAGCGCATCAAATCGGAGCTTGCCAAGATCGATGACGGGCTTGATTCGCCATTTTTAACCGTATTGGGTTACACGACGCCAATCACGTTTAACGATCTGATGGGTTTTGAGCAGGCCACCAACGGATTCATGGCGAGGGCCATGATCTTCGATGATCTGGAGACCAACCCGCAGCGCAAGAAAGGTTTCAAAAAGACGCCGATGAGTACAATGCTGGCGGCAAAGATCCAGAACCTATATGCGCCTGGCACTTACGACATGCAGCAGTCGGCACGGGAGCGTGTTGAGTTCACCGGCGAGCGAACCGGTATCAAGACGACGCCTGATGGGGTTGAGCTACTAGATCAGGTGTATGACCACTTCTACCAGCTGGCAGAACAGCACAAAAACTCGACCGGCATGGAGGCTATACCAAGGCGCGGGTATGAGTTGACGGCAAAGGTCAGCATGGTGCTGGCGCTGCCGGAAGGTATCCGCACTGCTGAGCATGTCCGGTGGGCCTTCGCGCTGGCCAGCCGGGATGTTGATCGAAAGATCAAACTTGCGTACTCATCCGACAAGGGCGAAAACGTGGACGGGCTGGCGGCCAGGGTGCTTTCGCTGGTCTCTGATGAGCATGGCGAAACGCTGGGTGTGATCTGTAATCGGCTGCGCTCAACCCCGAAGGCTCAGGTCAAGACGCTGCTTGACCAGATGGTTGAGCGCGGGTTGCTCAGGATTGAAGAGTCTGTCCACCCGAAAACAAAAAAACAGGTGTTGCGATACTTCGCGGCATGATCTAGTCTTAAGAAATCCCCCACAAGCCCCGCCATTCGCGGGGTTTGCTGCATTTGCGGCATTGCTTAATAGTAAGGATAGTGATTTTCTACTAAGCATAAAGTTCCGCAAAATCAAGTGGTTACCCGTTGCATAGTAAGGATAGTTGCTTAGTATAAGACACTATACTGTTTCAGTATGGTGGTTTTTCTGTGTCTATTACTAACCTACTAAGTAACTAAGTAATAATATATATCATTCAATATATATATATAAATCAGTACCTTAGAGGTTAGTAAGCGCTCACTTTTGCATAGTAGATTCTTACTAAGCATAACTATCCATAGGCCACTTTACTTTTCACACCGTTGGCCTATAATAAATAAAACCAACAAACAAATAAGGATCAGCAATGAAAGATCAAATACCCACCAGAACCAAATACCCGTTCGCCGATATGGAAGTGGGCGAAGTGGTCTTTATCGAAACTCCGAAGGCGTACCGCGTGCAGGCAGCGGCTTATGCGTGTGGATCTCGCACTGGTAAGAAGTTCGTCACCCGCCTGGCAGATGGCGGCGTTAAGGTTTGGAGGGCTTCATGACCTACACAATAAAACTCTTCCACGACCCGTCAGGCTCAGTGGAGTGCTATCCGGCAGAGCAGTTCAGCTACACACCTGGCAGCGACACGCTGGGCCATATCGACACGCACGACGGACGGGATGACATCGTCATCGGGCCGGACCATCGGTGCTATGTGGTCAACGGTGAAGGCCGAACGGTTTTTAAAGTCACGAAGTTTGGAGCGAATTGAGATGAACAACAAACCAAGAAACCCGAGTGCATTTCCTGCTGGCCTGACCGAAGGCATGACGCTGCGGGATTATTTTGCGGCATCAGTCGCGCCCTCCGTATGGGACACCCTCTACGCGGAGTGGGAAAAAGACCCTGAGGAAATCTTCGATTTTAACGAAACCCATTTACCGCATGTGGCTCGAATGAGTTACGAACTAGCAGACGCCATGCTGGAAGAACGGGAGCGCACAGAATGACCCTAATCGAAGCCCTAACCATCCTGTCCGTACACAACAGCTGGCGACACGGCGACGAGGGTGCGCCAGAGACGCACCCGGCCAGCCTGACCCAAGCCATTGACCTGATCGGTGAGAAGGTGCCGCAGATGATTTATGCGTTGCAGGCATCCAGAGAGGCACTGGCACACTACCGCTACGGCGCAAGCAACGGACCGGAACCGGCGAAGCACGCGCTGGAGTGCGTTATCGCCGCATTGGGAGAAGCGAAATGAACCAACAACTCATAATCCAACACCCACAGCACGAAGTCGATCTGCACGTCACCGTCACCGACTACGTTCACCAGGATCCGGACCCAACAACGTGGGCCAGCGACATCGACTACTACGGCTTAACCGAAATCGAATACACAGTTGAGCCGGTGGACGGCATACCCGAGGAGGAGTTGTACTCTGAGGCTGTCACGGAGGCGGTTATAAGCGCGTTTGAGGCTGACTGGTGCGCTGACTAGGGTTTATCGAGAAAACGGCTTAGAAAGCGAAATATGAAGGATCGAAATATGACCAACACAGAACAACTCATACTCGCCCAACGGCTCGCACACTACGAAACAAGCCATTTACTGCACCTGGTGCTGACGCTGCTCAGCATGCTGATCGGCTTCGGCATACCGTGGTATCTGCCGGTCTGGTTTTTGGTCGCTGTGAGCAATGCGCTGGAGCGTGGTAAGATTGAGCGGAAGATGCGAAAGCTGGGTTAACGGATATAGCCGCCTTTTATAGGCGGTTTTCTGTTAATCTAAAGTAGAAATTCATTATAAGGTTTTGACATATGGCCAGTGTAAGATCAGTTGGCCGCCCGGCAGGAACACCAAAAACGGGCGGTCGCAAAAAAGGAACGCCCAACAAAGACAAGGATCAGGCACTTGAACTCATACTATCGACCGGGTGCAAGCATCCACTTGTCGGCCTTGCTGAAATAGCAAGAGACCTCCACCAAAGCGGAGAGCTTGAAGAGGCTGGTAAGGCATACAAGGAGCTGGCTCAGTACGTCGCGGCCAAGCGCAAAGCGATTGAGCATAGTGGCAAGGTTGAGAACACCCAACCACTAGTGGTGGTACTGCCTGAGACGGGCGAAGAATGATCCGCTTAACGGTGCCACAGGCGAAAGTGTGGAAAGGCTCAAGCCGGTTCAAGGTGCTGATATGCGGTCGCCGCTTTGGCAAGACGTTCCTCGCTTTGACATGGTTGTTGGCGCAAGCCGGGAACAAAAAAGGCATCTACTACTACATCGCCCCCAGCTACGTTATGGCCAAAAGCATTGCATGGCGTCTACTCAAGGAGTTGGCTGATGGGCATTACGTTAACAAAAACGAGGGTGAGCTTTTCATTGAGATGGCGAACGGCGCAGTTATCCAGCTGAAGGGCGCAGAAAACAGAGACTCGCTGCGAGGTGTTTCGCTTGCAGGATGTGTGCTTGATGAATTTTGTTTCATGGATGAGGCCGTATGGGCGGAAGTTGTCCGGCCTGCAACGTCTGACCAACAAGCGCCAGTGCTGTTCATTTCATCCCCGTCCGGCTGGAACTGGGGGAAGACGCTGTACGATTATGCGGCAAGCGGCGAAGACCCCAATTGGTCAGCATGGAGCTTCACCACAGCAGACGGCGGCAACGTCAAGCCGGAAGAGATCGAATCGGCACGGCGCGAACTGCCAGAGCGGACGTTCAAACAGGAATACCTTGCCAGCTTTGAGACGCTGTCGAATCGGGTTTACAGCAACTTTGATCGGACGGTTCATGTTGATGTCGAGCTTGCAGACCCTGCAGCAGCAAGTGAGCTTTATGTCGGCATTGACTTTAACGTGTCGCCAGTCACGGCAGTGATCTGCGTCAAGGTTTCGGATCAGCTACACATTGTGGACGAGGTCAGCATTATGAACTCAAACACAACCGAGCTGAGCCAAGAGATCAAGCGGCGCTATCCGAAACACAGAATCCGTGCATATCCAGACCCCGCCGGTAGAGCGCGTAAAACTTCGGCGGCTGGTGGTGTGACCGACTTCACCATACTGGAGCAAGCAGGTTTTATCGTTCTGGCTCCGGCGTCCCATCCGGCGGTCGCCGACCGCATCAATGAGGTGCAGGCCATGTTTGTGAACGCCTCCGGCGATGTCCGCATGTTCGTTCACCCGCGCTGCAAGGAGCTGATTCGATGCCTTGATGGCTTGACGTACAAGAAGGGCACCAGCCAGCCGGACAAGACGCTGGGGCTTGACCATCTGACTGACGCGCTTGGCTACCTGGTGCATTATGAGTTCCCCATCCGCAAGCCCGTCACCGACATAAAGATCAGTTTTGCGGTATAATCGCCTTGCATGGCACCACCTCAGCCAACGGATCGGGTTTCAGTGGCTGACTTGTTGATATAGGCTCAGGACGAGCCACGCCCCCAGCCTCTTCGCCTTGCGTACGCTGGGGTTTTTATTGCATACTGCTAGAGCGGCTAGGCTGATCCCCGAACCCCTGTTACGCCTGACAGGTTGCCGCTCTCAATTCTCAGGCGATACATCAAAGGCGAGGTGTTATGAAAGTTTTAGTTGCTTGCGAATACAGCGGCACTGTACGAGATGCTTTTCGTGCCAGAGGCCATGACGCGATTAGTTGCGACCTGCTACCCACTGACGTTGAAGGGCCGCACATTCAGGGCGATTGTGTGGAGGTTATCCGGTCGCAGCAGTGGGATTTGATTATCATGCACCCACCATGCACGGCGCTGGCTGTCTCTGGTAACCGCTGGTACGGCAAAGGGATGCCCAAGCATGATGAGCGCATGGAGTCTATCAAGTGGACGATGGGCCTGTTCGAGCTGGCTAAGGCTAACAGTAAAGCCGTCTGCATGGAGAACCCTGTGGGGGTGCTGCCGATGTCTGCTACCCAGTATATCCAACCATGGATGTTCGGACACGGCGAAACCAAGAAGACGGGTCTATGGCTGCACAACCTGCCGCAGCTTGAGCCGACACTGGTCGTGGAAGGTCGTGAACAGCGAATTTGGAAGATGCCCCCATCTAAAGACAGATGGAAGCTGAGAAGCAAGACATATGACGGCATAGCCGCAGCCATGGCCGATCAGTGGGGTTAGAACCAAAGCCCTCCCCGCGAGGGCTTTTCTTTGTCCCTGTCAATAGTGAAATGCTATAATCAATCCATTCTCAATTAACAGGATTGATAACATGCCCGTCTCAACCGTCCACGCCAGCTACACCGCTCACGCGCCACTGTGGGCGGCTGTCCGTGATTGCATTGCAGGCCAGAACGCCGTTAAGGCCAAAGGCCCGACCTACCTGCCGATTCCTGACCCCGACAACAACGACCGCAACAGCCCGCGCTATCAGGCGTATTTGCAACGCGCATTATTCATGAACGTTGTCGGACGCACCTTGAACACGCTGGTTGGCGCAGCCTTCCGCAAGGAGCCGGAGATTGAGCTGCCGACCGGTATCGAATACATCCGAGAGGATGCCGACAACAGCAACAACAGCCTGGTGCAGCTTGCCCGTTCCATTGTGTCCAATGTCGCCAGCGTTGGGCGTCATGGCCTGCTAGTCGATTACCCTGCTGCACCGGAAGGACTATCAAGAGAGGACGTTATCGGCATGGGCCTGCGTCCGGTTATCACCGAGTACGCCGCCGAGAGCATTATCAACTGGCATCTGTCGGCTGGTATGCTTGATCTGGTGGTGCTGCAAGAGATCAGCGAGACGACCGAGGACGGATTCGACTACACCAGCGAGGTGCAGTATCGCGTCCTGCGCCTAGTTGACGGCGCGTATGTCCAAGAGCTGTATGATGACGGCGGTACGCTGATCGAAACCATGGAGCCGCGCAAGGCGGACGGCAGCCGCTGGGACGTGATCCCGTTTGTGGTTCCAGGGAGCGTCAACAACGATGCGGGCATTGATCCGGTTACGCTGTATGACCTTGCGGCTGTGAACATCAGCCACTATCGCAACAGTGCCGACTACGAGGAAGGTGTCTACGTTCACGGCCAGCCGATGATCCATATCGACACCGGCACAATGTCCGACCAAGAGTGGAACGCGAAGAACCCGAACGGCATCCAGATGGGTGCACGGCGAGGCATCGTCACCAACGGCGGCGGCTCTGCTGCACTGATGCAGGCTCAGGCCAACAGCGCAGCGTTTGAGGCCATGACAGCCAAGGAACGACAGATGCTCATGATCGGCGCACGGCTCATCACCGAAGGCGGCGCGAACCAGACGGCGGAAGCGGTACGGGCCAACATGGCGGCTGAAACGTCCGTGCTTGAGACCATCGTGCGCAACTGTGGTGAGGCGCTGGAGTTGTGTCTACGATGGGTGTGTGAGTTCGCCGGTGCCAATCCTGATGATGTGGCCGTGAGCATGAATACCAGCTTCTTTGAGTCGCAAGTTGACCCGCAGATGCTGGCGCAGATGATGGGCCTTGAGTCTATCGGCATCATCAGCCGTGAAGTGATCCTTTCGTACCTGCGCCGGACGGGTGTTGTGGATGACACCCTGACCGATGAGGAGATTATGGGGCAGGTTGAGGCGTTTGGGTTATGAGCTCCAACCAGTACCTGGTCGACCGCATCACCCGGGAGCAGCTCCTCCTGCAACGCTACAGCAACAGCGTGATCCGGGAGCTGTTGCCGATACTGACGAATCTGCGCAACAGCCTTGAGGTTCGCATGATGCAGACGCCAACCGAGTTCCAGGCGATGCGCTTGGCGGGCTTGCAGGCCGACCTGTCCCGCATCATTACAGAGATCACCGGCCAGCTTGAGATCCAGCTGTCAGACAGCCTGACCGAGCTGGCGCAGTACCAGGCGGAGTTCGCGGCTAAGGCTTTGCAGACCGCCGTCTCTGTGGAGACTGTTTTGCCTTCTGTTGACCAGATTGCCGCTGTTGTTACTCGGTCACAGATGAAGCTGGTATCCGGCAATCAGATCAAGAACCTGACGCTGAACCAGCTTATCACCGAGTTCGCCGGTAGCATGGATCGGCAGATCAAGACGGCGATTCAGGCCGGAGTGATCGAAGGCCGCACCGTGCAAGAGCTGGCGCGGGAGGTGGGCGGTCTGGTTAATACCCGGTCACGCCGTCAGGCTGAAACGCTGGTGCGAACGGCAGTGAACCATGTCGGCTCGGTGGCACGGCAGCGGACGTATGAGGCTAATGCGGATGTTATAGCGGGTGAGCGTTATGTGTCCGTTATGGATAGCCGTGTAACTCAGACTTGTGCAGGCTTTGCGGATCAGCTATTCCCTATTGGTCAAGGCCCAATGCCACCACAACACTACGGCTGCCGGTCTGTTCGTGTGCCGGAAGTAAAGCCTGAATTCCGCATCCCTGGCATTGAAGGAGAGAGGGCGACCGTCAAAGGCCCGGTTAATGCCCGCAAGACGTTTGACGGATGGTTGAGGGATCAGCCTTCCGACTTCCAAAAGGAGTATTTCTTCAAGTTCCCGGAAGGTGAGGAGCGTTACAAACTGTTCCGAGACGGGGTTAAGCTGAAACAGTTCACTGACGCGCAGGGCGTGGCGTTGTCAATTGATGAGCTTAAGGCTAGAGAAGGTCTAGCACTAGCCTAGTTTGTGCTATACTAGACAGGCAGAACGGGTGTTGGCGCACCCGCCTACCATTTCACAGACCGTTTTAGGAGAACGATCATGTGCAAGTCAAATAATAGCACTTGTGAGCAGTGCGGCAAAATATTTAGGGTCAAGAGCGCAGGCAAGGCTAACAAGTATTGCTCAATTGGGTGCTACAGAGATTTCCAAAAAAGTGGAAAATACAAGGCGAGACACTCAAAGCGAAAGCATCATTGCTCTAATTGCGGTGAAGTAATAGTCAATAGGAGTCCGAGCCATGGCTCCGAAAATATATTTTGTAACCGCGATTGCTATAACAGTCACTATAGAAACGCAGTGAAAGAGTGTGAGGGCTGCGGTTCACAGTTCAGGCCTAGCAGCCGACTCAGTAAATATTGCTGCAATGATTGCAGGCTATTGGCTGAGAAACCAGAACCAGTCAAGTGTATATCTTGCGGCGTTGTTTTTTCGGCCATACAAATCAGGAGAGGTGCCGGAAAATGGTATGTTAGGATGTCGAAAAGAAAAACATGCTCTGCTGAATGCTTGAGCATATTTCATAAGAGCGACAAGGCAAGAAAAGAAAAAATAAGCATAGCATTTCGCGCCAGCAATCACCCAAACTGGCAGGGCGGTTCGCACTACGGAAAAACAAGAGGCCCAGGGTGGACGCGAATAGCAGAGCGGTGCCGCGAGCTACACAACAGAACCTGCAAGCATTGCGGCATGACCGAAAAGGATAGCAAGGCAAGAGGCTGGGGGAGGTTGCAGGTTAATCATATCGTTCCATTCCATCAGTGGCTGAACAAAGAGGCTGCAAACAAGCAGAGCAACCTTGAGGCACTATGCAAGTCTTGCCACACCAAAGCCGACTGGAAGTGGCGTAAGGAAAATCCTGTTCAGATGTCGCTGGGCATTTTCAAGTAATTGCAAAAACCTATCAGGTTGCACTTGTCAAATGAATTCGTGCTATACTTGACAGCATTAGGGCAGAGCCTTATACCAACCATTCTACGGGGTAGATCATGGATCAGGAACAGAACACCGAGCAGCACGAAGAGCAGGCCGAGACTAAGACCTACACAGCCGCCGAAGTCGAAGAGTTGACCAAAGGGTTGCGCACGAAGGTTGACGAGCTGTTGGGCGAGAAGAAAACCGTTGCGCAGCGAGCTAAAGAGCTGGAAGAGGCGCAAGCCGCAGCCGAACAGGAACGGCTGAAAGAGAAAGAAGAATTCAAGACGCTATGGGAGCGTGAACAGCAGGCAAAAAAAGAGCTGCAAGAGAAGTACGAGACCTTCTCAAAACAGGTGCAGCAGAAGGAAGTCGAGCTGGCATCCAGCAGCATTGCCGCTGAGCTGACACGCGACACCAAGCGGGCCGAATTGCTCAAGGAGCAGATCGGTAAATACGCCCGGTACACTGATGAGGGCGTCAAGTTTGAAATGGGCGGGGTTGAAGTTGACCGCTCAAAAGTGATTGAACATCTGACAGAAAGCTACGGCTTTTTGATTGATGGTTCACAGGCCACAGGTGGCGGGGCTACTGGGTCAAAAGGCAGCGGGGCTGCGAAAACAGGAAAGGTTGACGGCGACAAGAAAGACCGCGCCGCGTACTTCGCTCATAAATTTGATCTTAAATGAGGTAAAGCCCCATGGCACTCTCAAATTTAGTTGTGTTTAACCAGTATCTTCAGGATGCTACCGCCGAGACTCTGGCGCAGCAGGTCGAGAAATTCAACGGCGCTTCCAACGGCGCTATCGTGCTGACCAGCATGGATTTTGAAGGCGACTTCTTCCAGCGTTCATTCTACAGCGCCCTGCACTCTGCGCAGCGCCGTGTTGACCGCTACGCCGCTCAGTCCTCCGCTGCTGCAACCGCGCTGGCTCAGTTGCAGGAAAACGCCGTTAAGGTCGCTGGTGGTTTCGGTCCGATCAGCTTTGAACCTGCGCAGATGCGCTGGATTCAGACCAACGAGGCGGAAGCTATCGCCGTGATCTCCGGCCAGCTGGCTGAAGCCATCATGTCCGATCAGCTGAATACTGCGATTAAGGGCCTGGTTGCTGCGATCAGCAACAACGCCAACGTAACCAATGACGTGTCTGCCACAGCTGGCCTTTCTTACAGCGCCCTGAACAACAGCCACGCCCTGTTTGGTGATCGTTCCGGCGATCTGGTTGCTCAGATCATGAACGGTGCAGCTTACCACGGCCTGATTGGTGCTAACCTGACCAACACGCCGCAGCTGTTCCAGGCTCAGAACGTGACCATTGTCGATATTCTCGGCAAGCCGGTTATCGTGACTGATGCGGCTGATCTGTACACTGCTGGCACACCGAACAAGGTTAAGGTGTTGTCACTGGTGTCTGGTGCTGCAACCGTGATGGACGGTTCCGAAGTTGTGACCAACATCGAGACCAGCAACGGCCAGAGCCGCATCGAGACCACCATGCAGGCTGATTACAGCTTCGGTCTCGGCCTGAAGGGCTACAGCTGGGATACCGCTAACGGCGGCAAATCCCCGACTGACGCTGATCTGGCCACAGGTGCGAACTGGGATAAGATCGTTACTTCCGACAAGCATACAGCGGGGGTTATCACCATCGCTGATGCCGATAAGTAAGCGATTCTGCTATACTAAAGGGGGCCACTGCGGCCCCTTTTTTGTGAGGTGAAGAAATGACTGTCTACTACGAAAAGCACCCCGTTACCCAAGAGCGCAAGGCTGAACTGCGAGCTAAGGGCTACAAGATCGTTGACGCGCAGTTCGCGCCGTCCGGCTGGGTTGATCCCGAAGTCCAAAAGCCTGTTCGCCGCACGCGCAAGGTAGCTGATAACGAGGAATAGCAGCCATGACCTACGGCACAGAACAGGGCTTGATCGACTACGCTGCCGAGCGCGGCATTACACTGACCGGCACGGCATCCGCATTGCTGACGCTGGCGCATGACTACATTGAGGCGCAGAGCTACAAGGGTAGCGCCGTATCAGCCGATGCACGATGGCCTCGTACAGGCGTCTACATTGACGGCTTTTTGCTGGCGTCCGACTCGGTACCGGCGCAGATAATCAATGCTGAATACGAAGCAGCTCTGGCCGTTGACGCCGGTAACGATCCAGCTGGTGCGCTGACCAGTGGCGTGAAGCGCGAAAAGGCGGGGCCGGTTGAGATTGAGTACACTGACGGCGGCACTAGCGTAACGATCAACCGGCGATTGGATGCGCTGCTACGTCCGTTTCTAGCCGGTGGTGGTGGCAGCACGTTTAACGTGACGAGGGCTTGAGCATGACCGGCATCATAGGCGCACAAGTGTACGTGCCACAATGGGGCGAATCCGCTATTGTGACAGGCTTTGATGCCGAAACGCTCTGTTATCACCTGACCATGACAAGCGGCGATGAAGCCTATGTGCCGCTGTTTTATGTGGAGATTTTGCATTGAAAATCAAAAAACTAAAGTCGGGAATTTACAGGCACCGTGTGCCAATTTATAACCAAAGGCTTTATGTTTCAGTTGGCCGCGATGCCGCCGTTAATCATTTTGGCGAAGATGGGCAAATGGCTGAAGAAATGGCAGCCGGTGAGAAATATCTTGACGATAATGGTAGGTTTGCAATATTAATCATAATCGGGGAAGGGTACGCAAACACAAACACGATAGCCCACGAAGCAGTACATGCTGCAATAGATATACTTGACCATGTTGAGGTGTTCTATTGCGCTGAAAATCAAGAGCCTATTGCCTATCTGGTAGGTCATATCGCAGAGGTTATTCAGGCCTGCGTGGATATGGAGGGTGCATAATGGCCCTATCCGACAGCATGAAAAAGGTCATTGCCAAACTGGGCGAACCCTGCACCGTGACAAGCACCACCGAAGGCGCGTTCGATCCGGCTACCGGCACTGTGGGCGCTGGCACGACTACGGTGCAGACCGGCTATGCTGCGCCTGGGCAGTACAACAGCTTTGAGATTGACGGCACTGTGATCCAGCGCGGCGATGTTAAGCTGGTGCTGTCAAAACTGACTACCCGTCCGGCAGTGGGCGATACCGTGACGATGGATTCTATTGTCTATCGGATCATGGATGTGTATCC